AAAAAAGACTTTACAGTTAATGATGATATTAAAGATAAAAACGGAAAAGTAACAAAGAAACAAACTAAGACAGTAAAAGAAATTACTTTGGTTCGTGGTTCCTTTGAAGATGTGGTGGGTTGGAAATGGTAGCTGGTGACGTAGTAAATGGCGTTTCTGCCGCTGGGTTTGACTTCAGACCAGCCGCAACAGTAGAATGCGCAATCACTTCTTTTGGTAACTTTAACGCATGGGTTTCTTTAACAGATGGAACAGCGGACATAAATTGTCAACAAGCCATAGCACAATGGACCAACGGAAACGTAAAATATATGATTACAAATTCAATTTGGTTTAGAATGAGAACATCTGTAGACGGATCAGCTTTTTCAGGTATTCAAATAAAATAAAAAGAGGATTAATCCTCGTCTTCCCAATCAAAGAGGACTTTACATTTATCGCATCTTACTTGTTTTGGTGTTTGAATTGGTTCCTTGCATTCAGGACAATGAATGCTTAACCAAATGTTTTCAAATTTGTCAGTCAAGTGCAGACTTCCATTCTTTTGGTGTTTCTGGTGTTTCCTGACTTCTAAACAAAGTATCCATGTAATCGGACCTGGTCTGATTACCTAAGAACCATATATTCACCATGTAATCATCTAATATGTGGCGGGTTAGGACTTCACTATTCCCGTCATCTAACAATTCTCGTTTTCTTTTTGATAAGATCGTAAGTCTTTCGACTCTTTCTTTGTGACTTGTCATATACAGATACATACAGATGTATGTACGATATATCTGTTGAGTAAAGAACCTTACACCGTTTTGTTTATAAAATTTGACGGTGTATAGGTTCCCTTAGCCCCGTATGTCTGGTCTACCCCACAATGCCAAGCCCATACCGTATAAAGAGGATAGGATACGATTAGATAGTTACCCAAATAAAGCTAGCGATACAAAGCGTATACCAGGTAAAAAAAGGGAATTAGAGTGAAGGGGGAGAGTCCGAGAGGGGGAAACAAAGCAAATATTAAGTAAAAGATACACCAACTAGATATGATTGAGCAATACAATTTACTTATTATCCTGGTTACAGTTGTATGCGGTAGCATTGGTGCTATTGTTGTTACCAGGAATTTTAGTCGAACTTCACCGATTTCTAATAAAATTAAAAGACAATATGATATGTATATTGCAGACTTGGAAGCAACAAACAAACGACTTAGAGGCAAGGTCAGCCAGAGTCAGAAGGCAATATCAATATCGGCAGATGATGCAGGAGACCCGTTTAGTGCAATAAGTGCCGTAATTGATCAGATAGCACCCCAGCTACCTGCTTCGATTAGGCCATTACTAAAGAATAAAAAGGCATTAGATTTTATAGGTAATTATGTTCAGCAAAACCCAGATGCAATTAAATCAATTGTGGAAAAATTCGTCAGCAAACAGAAACCAGGGAACACCGGAGAAACCACGCAAGCAACTGAAGAATCAACCCTGTAAGACTTGTGAAGATACTGAAACTGGAATCCCATGTGGTCAAGTATTGACAAATGATATTGGAGCAAGTGGAAAAGAACAATTCTTTTTGTCAGATTGTCCAACTTGCAAAGGGCAAAAGTTTATTTATGAATAACAGTTGTCAGAATCATGGTCGTAACAAGTTTAATTAAAAATATTTTACCAATCGCAGTGGTAGGTTTAGGATTGGCATTTCTTTATAATGTCGTAGCCAAACCAGGAGAGGCATCAAAATCAGCAGAAGCATTATCAGCAACTTTGTCAGGATTTGGAACTGGAATTGGACAAGTAGGAACCGGCATAGGTTCCGCTTTAGGTTCCATCGGTGCAGGTTCTGCCGGATTATTGGATCCGTTATTTAGTTTGAAAACTTTAGTGTATGGAGAGAATGCACAGGCATTGTCAACAAGTGACGCATCTTCAGTTTCAATAAGAACACAGGAACAGGAACTAACAGCATCTTCTACATTGATAGATGACCCGGTAGTTAACACTGCAAGTGATCAACCAGGGGTAACCCCACAAAGTCCGGCATCAGAAACAGCAGTTCCGCAAGTATCAACTGCAAGATTCCCAGGTGCAAGGACTGCCACATCATCAGAACAATCATTATTATCAAGTTTAACGGGTGGCCTACTTGGCTAGATCAGCAAAACAAAAAGCGGCAACAAGAAAATTAGTTGCATTAAATAAAAAAAGAAAAAAATCATCTACTAAAAAAGGTGGTGTACGTAAAACAGCAAGAAGAGCTTTTACAGGTATTAAACGAAAAACTAATAAGGTAAAGACAAAACGTAAAAGTGTGAAACGTAATTCAGTGAAATCCGTATTGGGTTCTTCAACATTGAAAAAAGTAGCATTAGGAGTAGGAGGGGCAACACTTGCAACTGCAATGATCTCCTTTATTGCACCAAACTCATCAATTTCCAAGTTCGCTGCTCCTGCCGGAGCTTATGCACTTGGAGGACTTGAGGGTATAATTGGTCAATTTGCTTTAGGAATGTTGAAACCTAGAAGTACAGGTAATCAAAACGTAGCACCACAAATGGAGGTATTATAATCATGGGTGTTCCCATAATGAGACAATACACATTCGCAGCTCCTGCAGCAATCAACGTATTTGCTTTAGCAACCGATGATGTTACCGGTTTATCTGTACAACAGTTAAACAAAGATAACGCTATCATAGACTATGTAAACGCAGTTGACCCAGCAGGTGCAGCACAATACCAAACAAGATTGTTCATCAATAACTTAGAAGCAGGCCCTACATTCTTCTCTAGTAACTCATCAAGTGCTAGTGCAGGAAGAACCATACCAGGCCCACTACCGATATCTGTTCAAGGTAACAGTGGTGGAAAACAATTAAGTTATTCAACAGCACAAACAATCATTGGTGGAGGCGTTGCAGCTTATCAATTTATTGTCAAATACGCAAATCTGTTTTGAGGTGTTTAACTAGATGCCTACAAAAATTCAAGGGTTCGAAGTTCTTACGAAACCGAAAGACACGAGCATAGAATCCTTTCCTATTTTTATAACCGTTCCTCAAGGCGTTACCCGAATCGTAACATTCCCAACGGAATTTAACGCAGTAGCAATTGCAATGCAAATTGAAAACCAAGACGGAACAAATGCCGCAAGTTACAGAATAAACAGTTCAACTAATCCAATGATTAACTTACCTGCATCAAACTTTAGAAGCTTTGCAGATATGAATATCGTATCAGTAACCGTAACAACGGGAGCTGCCGGACCATGCATCATATCCGGTCAGATGGCTGCATTGCCTAAACCAATCATGGGAGAAGTTCTCTAATGTCATTTGGTGGGGGTTCTGACGGATCAACGGGAATTACAGACCACGTGCATTCTGCAGCTGTTGGAGAAGGAGGATCACTGTCAACGGAAGATACGTTAATTGAAAACGGAAATATGTATGCAAGAATCTTGGTGGGAGCATAATGAAAATAATAGGTCTAAAGAAAAAAGCATTGTGGGAAAGTATACCTTGCATTTGTATCAAAGGTGATGTAGCAAAATCATACCCTTTGATCAAATGCAATAGTTGTAAATTTACTGCTCAGTGGGAAAGCGTACCAAAAAAAGACTTTACAGTTAATGATGATATTAAAGATAAAAACGGAAAAGTAACAAAGAAACAAACTAA